TTGGCAAGAACGCAGACCCCCGATATTTCGCCAAAAACGGGGCATGGAGGACCGATGGGCCGTAACCCGAAGCCGGCGGCGGCGCTGAAACTGTCGGGATCGTGGCGCGCATCGTCCCGATCGAAGGGCGAGCCGCCTCGCGAGGAGGCGTTACCAGAGTGTCCCGCGTGGCTCGACGATGTCGCACGCGCGGCGTGGCACGACTGGCTCCCGCGCATCGCTGCCATGAAGGTGATGAGCGCGGCCGACCGCGACGCGCTGGCGATCATGTGCGACACCTGGTCGCGCTATCTCGTGGCGCGCGCTCGACTGCTCGAGGAGGGCGAGGTGATTCGCGTCGAGGGCGGCGATCGTGTGACCGTCAAGCGCAACCCGTGGAGCGCGGTACTCGCCGAGCATGGCGATCGACTGCGGCGCATGATGAGCGAGTTCGGCATGACCCCGGTCGGTCGTGCGAGAGTCGGTGCGGCGAAGGAGGCCGCGAAGGATGCCAAGGTCGAAGACATCTTCACCCGCCGAGCGTAAGCCTCGCGCCAAGAAGGCCACCGAGCATCCGGCCGCCAAGTGGAACACGATCCCCGGCTATGACGCGATCGCGACGGCCGGCAACTGCACCTTCGACGAGAAGGCCGCGCTCCATGTGATCCGTTTCATCGAGAGCGCGTGCAAGCTCACGACGAGCACCTGGGCGGGGCAGCCGTTCGTGCTGCTGCCGTGGCAGAAGGCCGTGATCGCGAACGCCTACGGGTGGATGCGCCCGGACGGGACGCGGCGCTATCGGCGCGTGCACATCCTGATCCCGCGCAAGTGCGGCAAGACCGAGATGGGAGCGGCGCTCGCGCTGTACCACCTGCTCGCCGACGATGAGCCAACGCCCGAGGTGATCTCGATCGCGAACGATCGCGCTCAGGCGGGCCGATGCCTCGAGGCGGCGAAGCGCATGGTGCGAGCCGAGCCCATGCTCGAGGGGCGCACCGAGGTCTACCAGCACCGGATCATCGTGCCGACCACGGCCGGGGTCTACAAGGTGATGTCGAGCGAAGCACCGAGCGCGCACGGCCTGAACACGAGCGCGGCGATCTTCGACGAGGTGCACGCGATGGAGAACCGCCGCGAGCTCTGGGAGGCGATCGAGACGAGCGTCGGCGCGAGGCGACAGCCGATGCTCGTGACGATCACGACGGCCGGCACGCTGCGCGAGAGCCTCGAGTACGAGATGTTCGACTACTCGAAGAAGGTCTGCGACCGGGTGATCGACAATCCGTACTTCCTGCCCGTGATCTACTCGGCCGACGATGGCGATGACTGGACGAGCCCGGAGACCTGGCGCAAGTGCGCGCCGAGCCTCGGGCACACGGTGCACGAGGGCTACTACGCGGAGCGATGCCGCGAGGCCCAGGATCAGCCCTCGATGGAGACCCCGTTTCGCACCTACTACCTCTGTCAGCACGTCAGCGCCTCGAACCGATGGCTGCGCATGGCCGACTGGGATGCGTGCAAGCAGGAGTTCGATCTCTCCCGTCTGGCCGGCCTGCCGTGTTACCTCGGGATCGACTTGGGCGAGACGAGCGACCTGACGGCCCTCACGGCGGTCTGGGTCGATCGCGATGAGTGCTGGGTGCGCTCGTGGGCCTACGCGCCCGAGGAGGGGGCGCAGCGCCGGCAGAAGCGCGACAAGGTGCCTTATCTGGATTGGTCCCGACAGGGGCATCTCGTGCTCACTCCCGGCGACGCGACCGATTACGAGTTCGTCCGCAAGGAGGTGCTCCGGCTCGTCGGCGAGAACAAGGTGCAAGCGATCGGCTATGACCCCTACAACGCCAGCGGGCTCGCGCAGCAGTTGGAGAACGACGGGCTCACGCTCAAGCGCGTGCCGCAGTCGTTCTACTACATGGCCGAGCCGACGAAGCGGTGGGAGGCGATGGTAACGAACCGCCGGCTGCGGCACGACGGGAACCCGATCCTCACCTGGGCGATGTCGAACTGCGTCGTGGAACTCGACGCGAACTCGAACCCGAGGCCCAGCAAGCGCCGGAGCACCGAGAAGATCGACCCCGTGGTGGCCGGAATCGTGGCCCTAGCGGTGGCACTCGACGCGGCCCCGGCGGTACAACAGTCGAGCGCCTATGCCGACCGAGGGATCCTATGGCTCTGACTGACTGGTTTCGCCGACAGCCGCAGCCCGCAGACGCTCCCGTGATGGAGGAGCGCGCTGTCGTTGATCGCACGCCGATCGGCCAGCCGCCGGGCGGGGCGCAGGCGTACATCTCGTCCTATGCCGATACGGGGCGCTCGATCACGCCGGAGGCCGCGAGGGAGGCTCCGACGGTCTACGCCTGCACGCGGCTGATCTCGCAGTCGGTGGCTCGCATGGAGTGGCGCGTCATGCGCCGCGAGGGCGGAATCCCGGTGCCGGCGCGAGAGCATCCGCTGTATCGGCTCCTGAATGTCGAGCCGAACGACTACATGGGCGCGCTCGTCTGGCGCGAGTCGATGCTGCTCGACTGCCTCCTCTACGGGAACGCTTATAGCGTGATCGAGCGCGACGCTTCCGGCCGCGTGGTCGGCCTGCACAAGTTGCGCGCCGACAGCGTCGAGGTCTCGCGTGGTGCCGACGGGATGCCCGTCTACACCTACAACTCGGCGCGCTGGGATCGCCGCACGAGCGGCGAGGTCTACCAGGGCTACGACATCTTCCACCTGCGCGCGCCTAGCCTCGACGGTCTCCTCGGCGAGACCCCGATCTATCTCGTGCGGAACATCATCGGCGTGGAACTCGAGGCCGAGAAGTTCGTCGCTTCGTTCTTCCGCAACGGCGCACGGCCGGCCGGGATCATCAAGGTCGCGGGCACGATCACCGAGGAGGCTCTGAAGCGTCTGCGGCAGTCGTGGCAGGCGATCACGGGCGGCGCGGAGAACGCCGGCCGCGTGGCGATCCTCGAGAGCGGCTACTCGTGGGAGAGCGTGAGCGTGAATCCCGAGGAGGCAAAACTCGTCGAGTTGCGCTCCTTCTGCCGATCGCAGATCGCGGCCGCGTTCAATGTCCCGGTGCATATGGTCGGCGACGCGACGAAGACCTCATACGCGAGCGCCGAGCAGGCCGATGCCGAGTTCGTGAAGCATTGCCTCTCGAACTGGGCGAGCCGCTTCGAGGAGGAGTGCGCGCGCAAGCTCGTGCGCTCCGGCGAGCCGATCGAGACGCATATCTCTTTCGACGCGCTGCTGCGTGGCGATCTCTCGTCGCGTTTCGCGGCGTACTCGACGGCGCTCAACAATGGCTTCCTCACGATCAACGAAGTGCGCGAGCGCGAGAACTACGCGCCGATCGATGGCGGCGATGTGGCACGCGCGCCCGTGAATCTGGCGATCGTCGATCCGAACGTCGGGAAGTCTGGCGATGTCTCGCCGATCACAGGCGCATCAGTCGAGGCCGCACCGCTCGCTTTGGTCGATGATTCCGAAGAACCGACTGATGCTATTGAGGCCGTCGCTTCCGGCGAGCCAGTAGCCGATACTGCTCTCAACGGGGCACAGGTGGCCTCGCTCGTCGATCTGGCCGCCAAGGTGCAGACCGGGGAACTGCCGAAGGATACCGCTATCGCTATCGCGAAGGCTGCATTCCCGGCGATCGCGGCTTCGACCATCGAGGAGATGTTTGGTCCGATCACGCCTGCGGCCGTGCCGGCGCTGGCTCCCGCGACTGCTCCGGCCGCTCGAGATTCCAAGGGGCGTTTCGCACGCAAGGCCGAGCGGTACGCGGATCTAGACGAGGCGACCCAGAAGTGCGTCGAGACGAAGATCCCGAAACTGCTCGACGAGGGCTACCCGCAGGAGCAGGCCGTGGCGATCGCGATCGCGATGTGCAAGGAGGGCTCGGGTGGCTGACTCCTTCGAGCCCACGAAGGCGATGCGCGAGGAGGCCGAGCGTGGGCTCGCCTGGCGGCGTGAGCATGGCCGGGGCGGCACCGAGGTCGGGGTCGCTCGAGCGCGTGATATCGCCAACGGGCGGGCTCTGTCCGAGGACACGGTGCGCCGCATGGCTTCCTACTTCGCCCGGCACGAGGTGGACAAGCAGGGCCAAGGGTGGGGGCCGGGCGAGCCGGGATTCCCGTCCGCCGGCCGGATCGCGTGGGCGCTCTGGGGTGGAGATCCCGGTCGCTCGTTCGCCGAGAGCATTCTCGAGCGCCTCGATAGGGCGCAGGAGGTCACGATGGAGCGTCGATATGGCGAGCGTCTGGAAGCACGGGCCGAGGTCGAGGCGGGGCGCGAGGTGCTGCGCGGCTACGCGAGCGTGACCGAGACGGCGTATCCCATCGGATACGGGCAGGAGATCATCGCTCGCGGCGCATTCGAGCGGACGCTGCGCGAGAAGCCCGATGTGGTGGCCCTCTGGAACCACGACGCGAGCCTGCCGATCGGCCGCACGACGGCTGGCAGCCTGCGGCTCATCGAGGACGAGCGCGGGCTGCTCGTCGAGCTTGAACCCATCGACACCCAGGCGGGGCGCGATGCGCGTATCGCGGTGCGCTCGGGCGTGGTCTCGGCGATGTCGTTCGGCTTCATCGTGAAGGGCGATCGCTTCGAGGAGCGCGACGGCAAGGTGCACCGGATCATTGAGGACGTGGAACTTCACGAGGTGTCGGCGGTGACCTTCCCGGCTAACCCGGCGACGGATCTCGTGGTCGATCGGCGGTCGTTCGACATCTGGAGCGGGGAGCACCAGTCGCCACGGATCGTCCGTCGGCGCTTCTGGGTTGGCCCCAAGCGTTGACCAGTAGGGGCCAAAACGGAGAGGATGCAAGACATGGACCAGAGCAGCAGGGCGGCTTTCCTTCGATACCTCGCGCGTGGCGCGAGCGCGATCTCATCGGCTGACGCGCAGACGATCTACGAGGCGCGCGGAGTCACGGGTGCATCGTCTAGCCTGGCTCCGCGGGACTGGGCCTCGTTCTTCACGGACTCGATGCAAACGTCGTGGGTTCTCTCTCGCGTTCGCAAGGTCACCGTGACTAGCAACAAGTTCACGATCAATCACTACAACGATGCCTTCGAGACCGGGGACCGGATGACCTCGGATGAAGAGGGTACTCGCGTGGACGAGGCGGGCTCGTTCGAGTTGCCGCGATGGCGCATTACTGGCGCAGCGCCGACAAACTACGACATGAACTACGAGACCCGTGCCATCGATCTGCACGAGATCGGTGTGAACATGGTGGTCTCGAAGGAACTGATCGAAGACTCCATCGGAAGCGAGAGCGCCGAAACTGTCCTTCGCGACTTCCTGATCCGCAAGTTGCAGACGGAAGTCGAGCGCCAGATTCTCGTCGGAGATCCTGCGCTGAACACGAACAGCAAGAAGGAGTGCCAGGGTGTCCTCAACTACCCGCTCTTCTACAACTCGTCGGATGCGTTCTCTCCTGTGAACGAGGTGCATTTTGAGGATGCGTCAAACTTCGCGATCAACGGATACAACTATCCGGCCGCGCTGATCAAGTTGCGGCCGGCCTCGATGATGAATGCCGTCTGGATCTTCAATCGCAAGGGAGCCAACGACGGCTTCGTTCCGACTACTGCGTTCCTGCAAGCGTCAACAACTCCGGGATCCATCGGCAGCGTGTTCGGACTGCCGGCCTTCATCAACTCGTACAGCAACTACCAGGCCGAATACGATGCCGCGAGCGAACGCGGTGCCGTGGCCGTGGATCTTTCTCGTTATGTGCTCGCGATGCACTCGAGCGGCTTCCAAGTGGAACGCCTGAACGAAGTGCGCGCGGCGACTGGGCAAGTGGTTCTTCGAGCGACCGTCCGCGTGGGCGGGAACCTGATCGACAACAAGGCGATCGTCGCTATCAAGGCAGCATCCTGATACCAGGAGGAAACAGATGATGGACGCATACAAGGAACTCGTCGAGAAGATGGGCGAGCTCTACGCAGAGATGACCAAGATGGTCGAGGTGATGGCCTCGGCCGAGGGCGAAGAACTCGCCGCGATGGAGAAGCAGATCGAGGAGAAGAAGGCGAAGTATGACGCTCTCGCCAAGCGCCGCGATCTGATGGCCGACCTGAACTCGCGCGCCGCCAAGGGCTCGCACAATGTGGTCGTGGTCGAGCGCGAGGCTCCCGTCGCTCGTCACGAGTCGCGCAGCCTCGCCCCGGTCGTTGGCGAAGCCTACGAGACTCGGTTCGCTGACTACCTGAAGAACGGCTTCCGCCGTGACTTCGATACTCGCGCGATCGCCGCCGGCACGGGCGATGGTCAGTACCTTCCATCGGCTGGCTTCTATGCCCAGCTCCAGAAGTCGATCGAGCAGGAGACCTCGATCTACAACCTCTGCCGCAAGATCGACGTGGGCAACTTCACCACGAACTTCACGCTCGAGGGCGACTTCGCTTCTAGCGAACTCGACACCGAGGGATGGTCTGGTGAAGCCGGGTCGGTCGATGAATACACGCCAACCTTCAAGAACATCACCTTCACGGGCAACTCGCTGCGGCGAGTGGTCAAGGTCTCGCGCGAACTCGTGCAGGACGCTCCTGCTCGCGGCGCTGACTTCTCGGTCGAGTCGATGGTCGCCCAGCGCATGGGCCGTCTCTTCGCGCAGTCGATCGAGTATCAGTTGTGGCACGGCAACGGCACCAACAAGCCGCAGGGCTTGAAGAATGCCAGCGTGGACGGTACTGCGCTCACGGCCAGCGCCACGACGCTCGCCACCGATGGCACGCTGACCCCGGATGAACTGATCACTTGGGTCTACAGCCTGCCGATGAAGTACCTGAAGAGCCCGTCCTGCGCGATCGTGGCTTCGCAGTCGTTCTACACCGCGTGCCGTCAACTCACGCAGAAGCAGACCGGATCTGGCAGCCACCTCGCTCTCGACTACCTGTGGGCGCCTTCGTTCCAGGCTGGCACCCCGGACCGCCTGCTCGGCATTCCGGTGTACGTCACGCCGTGGGCTCCGAACTTCGGCAACGTCAACGACCAGATCCACGCCGTGATCGGCGACTTCCAGCACATGGTGGTCGCTCAGCGGACTGGTATCAGCATCCAGGTGCTGAACGAACTCTACGCCGGCAACGGACAGATCGGCTACCTCGGCGAGACTCGTCTCGATGCCAAGGTGACCCGCATCGATGCCTTCCGCGCGCTGAAGGATGACAACAGCTGATCGGATGGGTGATGATGGGCAAGGAGGGCGGGCCGCAAGGCTCGCCCTCTTTCACTAGGAGGACACCATGCGCGTGCACATTTTGAAGGCGTTCGCGACTGCTCGAGGGGCTTGGTCGGCCGGAATGCGATGCGAGATTCCCGACGCGGATGCGGAGCGGTACATTCGTGCAGGGCTGGTCGAGCGCGACGAGCCCGTGATCGAGACACCCGAGCGCGGCCGCGTGCGGCTCCGCAAGGCGACAAGGGAGGATCCCGATGCTGGCAGTTGACGGAGCGACCTATCTCTCGAATGTCGAGGCGACGAGCCCCGCCGTCGAGCCCGTCACGCTCGCCGAGGCGAAGGCACATCTGCGAGTCACGCACTCGGATGAGGACTCGCTCATAACGAGCCTGATCGTGGCGGCTCGCAACTATGTCGAGGGGCTCGCCAATCGGCCGCTCGTGCAGCGCACCTACACGCTCAAGCTTGATCGCTTCCCGGCTCACTACGAGATCATCCTGCCCGCCGGCAAGGTCTCGGCGGTCTCCTCGATCACATATGTGGACACCGCCGGCACGACGCAGACGCTCTCGGCGAGCGCGTACACGGTCGAGACGCAGCGACTACCGGGCTCGATCGTGATCGCCCCGGCGATCATCTCGGCGTGGCCCGCGACCCGGTTCTACGCCGGGCTCTCGAGCGTCACGATCGGCTATACGGCCGGCTACGGCGCGACGGCGGCTAGCGTGCCCCAGGCGCTCCGACAGGCCGTGCTCATGGCCGTCGGCTACTGGTACGACATCGCGCGCGAGACTGGCTCCGAGGTGAATCTCTCCGAGGTGCCGCACGGGGTCGAGGCGCTGGCTCGGATGTTCTCTGTCCCGAGGATGGCATGAGGCGCGTCCGATCCGGTCTCATGCGCACGCCGTTCGTGGTGCTGAACCGCTCCACGGAACTCGACGAGTTCGGCCAGAACGTGCCGACGTTCCTCTCGACGGGCAGCACGATCTGGGGCTACCTCAAGGGCACCAACGCGACCGAGACCGTCGAGCGCGAGCGCGTGACGCACGCACGGACCTACGAGGTGATGATCCGAGCGAAGGAGCGGACGCTCTTCTCGAACACGAGCCGACTCGAAAGCCTCGGCCGCACGTTCGAGATCGAGGGCGAGATGGAGTACGACGATCGGCAGCAGACGATCACGCTCCGCGTGCGGGAGGTGCGATGAGCCAAGCGTTCATGGATCAGGTGAAGGTCGAGGGCGGCGATGCCGTCGTGCAGGCGTTCAAGAAGTTCACCGCCGACGTGCAGAAGGATCTCATCGAGACGCTCGCCGATCGTCAACTAGGACAGATCGCGCAAGCGATGCGCTCCGAAGTTCTATCTCTTCGCACGCGCACCGACGAGGCATACACGCGCAAGGGCAGCGGCCGGCGCTGGCCGTACCTGAAGCGCGGCGTGGAGGTGACTCCAGGCACCGCTCGCCAGAAGGTCGCATCGAGCATCGCCGTGATCCCGCTCGGCTCGAAGCAGCGCCGACTCTTCGTCGGAAAGCGCGTGGGCGTGACCGGGAGGAGCGGATCGTTCTATGGTCGGCTCATCGAGAAGGGATTCAAGCTCAAGGCCGCCGGCGGATGGGTGCGATCGGACCGCCAGATTCCCGGCAAGTGGCCCTTCTATCGAATCTTCAAGCGGCTCAAGCCAGGGGTCGAGGCCGAGGTCGTGCGCGAGTTCACCGACTTCATCCAGAGTTGGACCAACCCTGCCAGCAGCCGTAAGCAGAACAAGGGAGACCTCTCGTAATGCCCGCGCAAACCGTGTGGAACATCGAGACGGCCGTCAAGTCGCGGATCTCGGCGACCGCCGCGATCACGTCGATCATCGGCACGAATCCGGTACGGGTCTACCCCGAGATCCGATTCGACGGGCAGGCGCTCCCTGCAATCGTCTACGAGTTGAACACGACGAGCCCGTTCCAGACGCTCGTCGGGGCGCACACGCTGGCCCGCTCGAGCGTCGGCGTGCATTGCCTGTCGGATGACAAGCGGACCAGCATCGACCTCGCCCAGAAGGTGCAGGCCGCCTTCGATGACTGGTCGCAAGACTTCACGTCCGGTGCGACCCTGAAGTTGAGGGTCTGGAATACCCGCGTCTCTGGCATCGTCACGGACTACCAAGTACCAGCAGACGGTGCGACCTACGGTTTGTACATCGCGACCGTGGAGCTAACCTGTCTTCACACCTAACGAGGGATCCTCACTATGGCACTTTCCGCATACAACACAACGCTCACCGCTAACGCCGTCTCGATCGGTGAGGTGACGAACATATCGGTCGGCGGATCTTCGCTCGCCGAGATTGACATCACGAGCCTGACCGACTCAAACAAGACCTTCCTGATGGGCGCTCTCGATGCCGGAACGATGACCATCGACTTTTTCGCCCCGGCTAACTGGAGCGGATTCGATGCGAATATCATGCCGGCTAGCGGAGACGCTACCGCCACCTCATTCTCGATCTCGTTCGCTGGCGGATCGCTCGACGCTTCATTCAACGGCATCGCCACAAACCTCTCGATCTCTGCCGAGCAGGATGGGGCCGTGACTGCGTCAGCGACCATCAAGCTCACCTCGCAGATCACCTGGAGCTAACACATGGCAATCGTCGCACCCGGCTCGACGTTCTCGTATGCAACGACCACCGGATCCGGTGGCGCTACATTCACCGCCGTCGGCGAGATCAAGTCGATCTCCGTCGATGGGATCTCGATCGCAGAGATCGACACTTCTGCTCTTTCGACTACGGTGAAGTCTTTCATCGGCGGCACGAAGGACAGCGGCACGATCTCGATCTCGCTTTTCGCTCCCGCGTACGCGGCAGCCGAACTCGGAACGACCTCCAACAACGGCGCGCTCAATCCTTACACCTACGCCAACGGTGCCGACTATCGCAACTTCAAGATCCGCTTCGGTCCGAACACGGGCACGGGCGGCTTCGAGTTGGCATTCGCCGGCTATGTGACTTCGTTCAATGTCTCTGCCGCAGTCGATGGCGCAGTCGAAGCCGACCTTACGATCCGTGTCACGGGCGGCTTCACGTCCTCGACCTGATCTTCGCCTCGCACATCTAGGAGCGCCACACCATGACCGCCAACAAGGACTTCGTGCTTTCCCTCGCAGCCTCCATCCCGGTGGAGGCTGTTTCCATTCCAGGCGTGGCCGAGCCTATCTCGGTGCGCGGACTGACCGCCGGCGAGCGCGATGCCTTCGAGGCCGCGTGCTTCGTCGGCAAGGGCGCTAACCGCGAGATGAACTTCGTCAACCTCCGCGCGCGTCTGCTCGTGCGCTGCATCTGCGACGCGAGCGGGAAGCGGCTCTTCGCCGACGGCGACGTGGAGCAGGTCGCCGGCCTGCCTGCGAAGGTCGTGGATCCGCTCTTCGAGGTCGCGCAGCGGCTCTCGGGGATGGGCGCAAAGGACGTGGAAGCCCTCTCGGGAAACTGACAGAGCGCGCCACCCGTCGGTTCATCTTCCGCCTGGCGCTCGCGCTGGGGATGACGGTCGCTGAACTGGAGCAGCGGATGAGCGCGCGCGAGCTCTCCGAGTGGATGGCCTACGACTCGCTCGAGCCGATCGGTGCCTTCCGCACCGACTACGGATTCGCGATGATCGCCGCGCTATACGTCAACGCGCACCGCAGCAAGGGGAGCACCAGCGCGAAGGTGTCCGAGTTCATGCCTTGGCTGCCGAAGGCTGCGACGAAGGCTAACGACTCCGAGAAGTGGATCGCTATGCTCAAGGCGCTCGGAGGAGACAAACCTAGTGGCTAACGTCGGCGACCTCTTCGTGAACTTCAAGGTGAACACCGACGGCCTAACCGCCGGGTCGGGCGCTCTCTCGTCGTTCGTCAGTAAGAGCAAGCGCGACATCGGCGCGATGAACGGCGGCGTGGACGCGCTCTCGCAGTCTCTCTCGAAACTCGGCCTCGATCCGTCCTTCGTGATCCAGTTCCGCGACTTCGTGCAACTCGGAACGAAGCAACTCCCGAAGATGGTCGAGGGGCTCACGGCTCTGGCTCGTCAGGCGGCGACGCTCTCCGCAGCCAAGGTCGCGACAAGCCTCCCGAACGCGAGCGACTTCATTGGGCCGATGCCGTTCATCGGTCCCATGCCGGCACCGAAAGCCCCGGAGATCGAGTTGGCCCCGCTCGAGGCGGCACGCGCAGCGATCATCGACACGCGCTCGGAGATGCAGCGGCTCGTAGATGCCGGAAAGACTCGTTTCCCGCAGGGCGGCGTGATCGCCTACGGCGACGAGATCGAGCGAGCGATGCGCCGTGCCAGAGAGTCTGCGGCTAGCGGCTCGGCTGCGGTCGCCGATGCGATCGAACTAGGTGCTGCTGGCGTTGCCTCGAGCACGAAGACGATCGAGACTTCCGTCGCATCCTCCGGCGTGGCGACCACCCAGGCGTTCACGAAGTCGGCATCTAGCGCGACTACCTTCGGATCGGCGATTAGCGGGGCGGCCAGTCGGGCGGTATCGGCGGCTCGAGCGATCGGGACGGCGATCTACTCGACCATCGGCCCGATCGGGCTCGCGGTCGCAGCCATAGCAGCGATCGGCATCGCGTTCTATAAGGCGGCGGCAGACGATGCAGCAGCAGCCGAGGCCGCATTCGAGCGCACGCTGTCGATGGTCAAGGACCGGGCAGACGCAGCAGCCAAAGCAATCGCAGAGATGGCGCAGGCTTTGGAGAAGTCGCGTGCCGGAGTTGCCGCGATGGGCGAAAAGGTCGCTGGGCAGCAGGCGTTTCTCGCAGCACCGGAAGGCCAAGAGGAGGCGGCAACGAAGCAAGCCGAGCGGCTGTTTCAGCAACTCCAAGCATCGAACGCCATCATCGCGGCCGAGCAGCAGCGCGACCAGTTGCAGAAGAAGTACGCCGCAGCGTCGGCGGATCTCGTTCGGACGCAGGAGGCGTACAACGACGCGCTCGCGGATGGCGACGAAGATCGCGCCGACAAGGTGCGCCAGATCATCGAGGCGAAGCAGAAAGAAGTGCAGTCGCTCGAGGAAGCGGCGAACAAGGCGCGACTGAACGCAGACGCGACGGCTGACCAGTTGAGCCTCCTCGAGCAATCGTTCGAGCTCGAGGACAAGATCGCCGCGAAGAAGGCCGAGCAAGAAGCCATAGAGCAGCGTAGGCTCGATCGCGTCTCCGCGATGAATGCCTTCATGGTCGAAGAGCAAACGATCGAGGATGAACTCTTCCGACTCCGAGAGGGCGAGGCGGCTCTTCAGGATCGTCTCTACGAGCGTCGTCTAGCGAGCGCCGGTATTGAGCAGGAGATGATCGATTACCTGATGGAGCAGAGGCGAGAGATCGATCGTCTGACCGATGCCAGCGAGGGCCGTCGGAAGGCCCAAGAGGATCTGAAGAAGATCACCGAGGATCGTGCTCAACTCGAGCAATCGATTCAGCAGGCCGCAGACGCAGCGAGATCGAAAGCGATGGAGGACGAGCAAAAGCGGATGCAGGCTACCGAGACGCTCGATACTGCGATCGGCCAGTTCAAGATCCCAGGTCTCACCGATGCCGTCGATATTCAGAAGCGCATCGCCGACGAGACGAAGAACCAGACCGCCGAACTCCGCAAGCTGAACGACCAGATCGCGAAGGCGCAAGCCCAGCAGCAAGCACCGTATTGAGGATCCCGCGATGGCCGTAATCACCCAGAGCGTAGAAGAGAATCGACAGACCGACTCGAGCACGGCGACCGTGCGGCTCGTCATCACGGCCGTCTCGCCGCAGGATGCGTCCGGGTGCGTATCGCAGTTGGGCTCCTACACGCTCGGATCGGCGTACAGCGGATCGACCAATGTGCCGAACGCGACGCTGCGCTCGCTGAACTATTCGCCGATCGACGGATCGGGCGGCGCGACCTGGGAGGCGACGGCCTTCTACTCAAACGCCGTCGAGTCATCGAGCACGACCACGAGCAGCGGCGGCTCCGATCCATCGGCCTCCTACTCGAAGCACGAGGCGAGCGTCGTGGTCGAGTTCGTCGATGCGTGGCGCTCTGGTGCGACGATCGCGTCGAACCTGAACACTCCGGCCGAGACCGACATCGCCGGAACGGCCATCGACGCGAACGGCGAGCCCGTGAGCACGATGCGACGCAAGCAGGAGATGACCTTCACGGTGCGCCTAGCGTCAGCCTCGATCAACAAGACCACGATCCTCGGTCTCATCGGCAAGCGCAACAGCGCGACCTTCCTCGGCGCGGCGGAGGGCTATGTGCTCTTCCACGGCTTCCGGCAGAGTCGCGTCGGTCCCGATCTCTACGATGTCACCTATGTCTTCACCTGGGACGAGTGGGCGCACTTGCGCCAGGTCCCCGATCGCGACGCAGACCGCGAGACGAAGCGTGGTACGGGCGGCTACGCGAATAAGGCGTACCCGGTCTACTGGAAGCAGCCCTTCCCGGGCACGGGCAACTTCTCGACGCTGCCGGGATACTGATCCATGAAGCCGAGCATCACACGAGGTCTAGGTGCGCTCACGCCGGAGACATGGCGGGAACTCTACGAGACCGTCGAGGCTGCCAAGACTGGCGACGCTCGAGGCGAGGAGCCGCGCACCTATCGCTTCTGGGCGGTGATCGACGGCTCGACGATCATCACGGCCGGCACGGCTCGGTGGAAGTATTCGTGGACGGAGAAGCGGCGCACGGACAACACTGGCACGGGAGTCTCGGCGGTGACGAACGGCCGAAGCGGATCGGCCGCCGGCACGGCGTGGGCCGTGAACATTCTCGAACTCGCGAACACGAGCACGACGGCGTACGGCTTCGCCGTGACCTCGCTCGAGCTTGACGATGCCGACGGCTTCTACATCGGGCCCGTCCCGACCGGGACATACGTCGAGATGATCATGCGAAGAGCGAACGATGGGACGCTCTCCTACGAGTTCGTCGCGCCCAACCGTATCTTCGGATCGTGCCCGTCCGGGCTCGTGCAGGAACTTGACGGCGGCGAGTACGGGGCTACCTGATGGCTGACATCATTCGACATAAGCGCAGCGCAGATGCCGGCGAAGTTCCGACCACGAGCGAACTTGTCTCGGGGGAGTTGGCGATCAACACGACCGACGGCGTGATCTACTCCGAGGATGCGAGCGCCTCGACGGTTTTCCGCTGGATCCGCAACCCCGACAGTCCGACCGCCGGCTATGTGCTGCAATCGAACACCAGCACGGCGAACAAGTGGGTGGACAAATCATTCTTCTGTCCACGACTTCCGGCAGACGGCACAGATGCCAGCAGCGGGAGCAATGCGCGCATCTATTCGATGCCATTGAATGCTCTCGCTTGCGGCGCTGGCGCGACTCCTGTAGCGAATCGTGCGTACTACAACCTCTTCTATATTCCGCACGAGGTCGGCATCAAGACGATCGCTAGTCAGACGTTCGGCACGATCGGCGGGAACGTCAAATACGCCATCTACAAACCGGACGGCACGGACGGCAGGCCGAGTACGCGCCTTTACGGCAGCGCGGCGATCGCCACGGGCGGCGGCTATGGCTACAACGCGGTCACGGGCACGCCACTGGTCACGCTGCAACCTGGCCTCTACTGGGTCGCCGTCATCTACTCGACCGCTACGGGATCGATGGGCCGAATCTCATCTCGAGCAAGCAACCCGCTCGGCGTGTTCGATTCGGCGGCAAACGACTGCATCCTCGGCTTGTATTCAGCGATCGGTTCTCACGATCTCGCCGACCCAGCGCCGACCACATTCACCTACAACGATGGAAGCGCGAGCCAGCTCGTGGCGCTTATCTCTGCTAACTGACTATGCCGAAGACGTATCTCCACCATACAGACGGGACAGTTACGATCGAGGACGATCGGATCTTTGAGATCGTTCGATCGGAACATCTCGATCGCCTGCGATCCGCCTGCACCGCCAGCATCCTCGAGGTGGCCCCGGAGCACACGCAGCGAAACGCCGCGCTCGGAATCATCCCCGCGCAGCCAGTCATCGATGCGATCACGGCTCGTCGAGATCAATATCACACGCTGCGCGCTCAAATAGAATCAGTTGTCTGGGATGGCTCGGAGTCGAGTCGGACTATCTGCTGCGACGCGATCGAGTCCATCGTGTGGAGTGAACCATGAGGCAACTAGCCGCTCTGCTCGTGCTGCTCGCCGGCTGCTCGACGGCGACAGAGCGCATCGCCTCGAGCAGCAACGAGATCGGCACACTCGCTCGCTCGAGCGGCCGACGCTTCGAGGTGATCCACACCGAGACCGGGAAGCCCGACCCGTCGATCCCGACGATCCGAACGCAGGCCGAGGGCGGAATCCAAGAGCAGGAGGAGATCATGGGACTCGTGGACGCGGTGCAGGTCTATCTCACGAACACGGCCAACATCACGCCGTGGTGGGCCTCGCTGCTCACATACGGCATGATCTTCGGCACGGTTGCGTGCATCGTGTTCATCATCTGGCACCTTGGCCTCGGGAAGTTCATCCGAGGATGGCTCGGGCTAGTGACACCTCGCGAGCAGCAGCAGGCCAAGCTCGCCGCGCAACTCATCGACATCGGCGGCGAAGAGGCTCGTGATGCGGTGTGGAAGTGGCGCGAGGAGGATAGGATCTTCGATCAAGCGTTCCGTCGGTACGCTCCTGCGCGGAAGGCATCCGCGAAACCCAAGAAGAGGACTAGGAAACCATGATTCTCGCTTCATTCTCTGCGTGGCTCGGTTCGGTGTGGTTCGCGGCTCTCTGCGCTGCGGCCGGCTTCATCGTCGGGCACTTCGGCCTGCTCTCGAAGTGGCTGAAGAAGTGATCCCGTGCTGAACCCGTCGCGGGCGTGCTGCTGCGTCGTGAGCCCGTGCGCGTGTGGCGCTGGGCCCGAGGGCTACTCGCCCGTGACGGGCAGCCAGTTCATCTACGAGATCGTCTTTCCGGGCAGCACGGGGAAGGTGCAAGTCGATCAACGATGCAACGATGTGCAGATCGTGGTCGATGATGTCACGGGGTACATCGATGACGATGACATCGTGCACGGCCTCTACTGCGGTCGATGCGATGGTGACTTCTCAAGCACGCCGGGATGCACCAATGTGGGCGGGGCGTGTGTCAGCCCGACGAGCACCTACATCTATTGCAACTCGAACACGCTCACGCCGATTAACGCAGCGAACGCCTACATCCTCGACATCGGCGTCGAGCGCGAGACCACGACTTGCGGCTTCGATCTCAACAACCAGACGGCGCTCGTGATCTGGGCCGACATCGTTCCCTATGTGAACGTCTGCGAGTATCCCGTCTCGTATGGCTGCTCACCTCCGGGCAACGCCTACCCGTGCATCGCGACTACATCGAGCACGAAGTGCCGACTGCTCACCGATGACATCGGCGAGATTCAGTTCCGAGGCTCGGGCTCATGCTGCCATCCGTGGCAGATCTACCAGACCCGCGTTCAGGGCGGGCTCTCGGTCGAAGCGCCCTACTCGTCGGCCGGCACCATCCGATTCACCTGGGCGGGATCGACGGCCTCGAGCGGCTGGGTCGCGTCGCTGACCTCGAGCACGAACGGGCCCGACGGCAACCCGACGATCTCAACCTCGGGATGCGTGTATCGGCATCGCACGCGCTCGACTACGGCGTGCGCGGCCGCCGACGGCCCGACTTCGGGATCATGCTCGAGCACGACGATGGGCACGAGCGCGGGATGCGGCGCGTGCACGTTCGCCGACTGCTGCTGCCAGACGGAGGTCGCGATCCAGTTCAAGGTCTGGCAGCGGTACTACACGATGGGATGGACGAGCCAGACGGCGTACGGGAATCTCACCGGGCCGACGAGCATCTCGAACACGATCACGGCGTACTACCGTGGCTGCCACGACCCGCGTCTCTACTCGACCTCGACGAGTGCGGGAGCGTCTCGCGTGCTCAAGCTCGACCGAGCCACGATCACGCTCGCAACGCCTCCGCTCGTCTCTGCGATTCAGTACCGGAAGACACCTGGCGTGACCCCGCTCGACGGCACGGACTGCATCGCGTGGAGCCTCTACACCGAGGCCGACCCAGCGACTGTCTACTCGCTCTCGACGGTCGAGGATGAGGCGGCGTGCACTTGCACGACCCCGGGCGGATGCAACGCGATCACGCGCGAGGCGGCGATCGCTCGAGGCGTTCCGGACGAGATCATCGTGAATAGGATCACGCCATGAGCCACACGACCCGGTGGAAGCGCGGAGACGGCGACCAGAGCCCTACCGTCGGCGACCTAGTGCGTGGCGCGGTCGGCGTGGCGAAGGCCGCGCTCGGCGTGCAGGCTGCGCCGACCGAGGTCGTGCGCGCGCGCTGGGCCGCGTGCCTCGCGTGCGAGGATCACGACTGCGGGCGCTGCACGGCGTGCGGCTGCTTCACGGGCGCGAAGATCCGCGTGGCGGGCGAGTCCTGCCCTCGCGGCGCGTGGGTGGCCGTCTCGGTGGGGTCGAGCGACGAGGCCGCCAGAGCGGCTCCTAGCGCGCCTAGCGCGACGCGGCGAGGGTGCTGCGGCCGGCGGAAGGCCGACGCGCAGGGTGACCAATAACTCCGAAGTGGAAATATTACCACGGCTCAAATGGGTGACACGGCGTAACCCTAGACCGCGCCGCCAGTTATGACAATCTGCGGGAATCTGTAGGGTTTCCTATTGCGCAAGGGCGCAAATGGGCGATGATGTGTGCGTGGCGGGCATGGAGCCCGACCCCTAGAAGGAACTGAACCGTGAGCGACACTCTGAAGCAGGCCTCAATCAAGTTCGCGCAGATCATCAAGCGCGAGACTAACTGCGATGTGGAAATGTGCTGGCGCTGGGGCGACGAGTTCACGATCTCCGGGTCGCCCTCTCATGTGCGCGTGGCGGCCGACTTCCTGACTCGCTGCGGCATCGCGGCGGTCCAGTCGATCGAGCACGACGAAGAACTCGACGAGACCTTCGGCTACATGGTCGCAGTCGGCGCTATGGCGAAGGGAGGCCGCGCGTGATCGCCGCCCTCCTCGCTGCCTCCATGACTGTCCCGCCTCCCGCCGGCACGGATGTGCGCCGCATCCTCGACACGCTCCAGGCCGTCGAGACTGGCGGCGAGCGCGACCCGGATCGCGCCGTCGGCGACGGCGGCAAGGCGCTCGGCGCATACCAAGTCTGGCGCGTCTACTGGGTCGATGCGTGCGAGTACGACCCGACCCTTCGCGAGCGCGGCTACGAGGCCGTGACCGACCGCGAGTACGCCGAGCGCGTCGTGATCGCGTACCTCTCGCGCTACGCTCGCGACTGGTCGATCGACACGATCGCGAGGATCCACAACGGCGGCCCAGCCGGCGCGACCAAGCGCCGGAAAGCCACGGACGGCTACGCCGCCAAGGCGCGTCGAGCGTTCGACGCGATCAACCCCAACCCCTAACCCCAGGAGCACGACACGAATGAAAGACCTCACCGAAGATGACGGAAGCCGGCCACCCTATTCGGCTCAACATTGCATCCATCATGCTCTCATCTGTCTTTTCAGAGACAGGACGAAAAGTGGTGATGACCTAGTCGTTCGAGGCCTGACATTCGAGGAACTCATCGGCACGTTGTTGGCGGCCGACGATGTATGCAAAGATCTGGAACGATTGCAGCAAGAAGAAGAAGAAGAAACCATCTAATCAAAGGAGCACGACATGGCATACGAACTACGAGACGGCAGCGGCAGCCTATTCCGCAACGAGAAGAAGCAGGAGGGCGAGCGCACACCCGACTATCGCGGTGACGCGATGGTGAACGGGAAGCGAGTCGAGATCGCGGCATGGGTGAAGGAGGCCGCGAGCGGGAAGAAGTTCCTCTCGCTCAAGTTCTCCGAGCCGCGCGAGCGTGACCAGACCGCCAAGCCCGCAGCGCCGGCACCCGAGGCCGACTTCCCATTCTGACCACCATGAGCACCATGACCACCACCGAATCTCTCGTCCGGCTCCTGCGCGCCGGCGTGACCTACCTCAACGACGCGACCGTGCACGCGGCCGCCGATCGGCTCTTCGCGCAGTCGATGCGGATACAAGGGCTGATCGCCGCGATGAGCCAGGAGCGGCAGGACTGGGCGATCGAGCGCAAGCGGCTCACCGATCGCATCGTCTTCCTCGAGTCGCGCGAGATCGCGCAGGAGGTCTACCGTGGAGAAGGCTGAACCGACCCCGCCTCGAGCGGCCATGCTGCGGCAGGCGGCCGACATCGTCGAGGAGCGCGGCCGATCCTACGGCCCGCCGGCGCGGCACTTCGCGCGCACGGTCGGCGCGATCAACGCCGTGCTCGGGCACAAGTTGGCCGTGCCTTTGACCCCGGCCGACTGGGCGACCATGATGATCCTCGACAAGCTCGCGCGCGAGCAGCACTCGTCCAAGCCCGACAACGCGCTCGATGTGGCCGGCTACGCGGCGTGCCTGCACGAGTGCCGGATGGACGGCGAGCCGACACCTGGCGAGGCCGGCGAGGAGTGGACGGAGCGCGCCTTCTCGCTGCTCGGCTCGATGGAAGCGATCGCGCGCCAGATGCGCGGGGAGGTGTGCGATGGCAGGCGATGACATCGTGGCGCGGCTGCGCCTGTACGCGCAGAAGCAGCGGGAAACGAAGTCATCGGTGCTGGGTCTGCTGTTGAGCGACGCCGCCGACGAGATCGAACGGCTCCGCGCCGAGCGCGACGAGGTGCGACAGTCGTATTGCTCGCTGATGGAGGCGTACCGAGGCGGCGATGGCAGGGTCACCGCGAACAAACTCGGATGGGGCTACCTGTTTGAGGAGGACAAGCCATGCCAGTAGGCGGCAGGTACAAGAACACGAAGTACGGACATCGCGGATGGGATTGCTTCAAGGAGGCAAGCGATGAGCGATGACCCCGCGAGCATCGACGCATGGAAAGACCTCGAGAGCAAGTGCGTGCGCGTGACCTGTCCGACCTGTGACCATGTCGAACTCGTGCTCGGCAAGCCCGGCGAGGTCGAGGACCATGTCGAGTGCTGGCATTGTCTGCGCGACCGGATGGCGGACGAGCCATGATGAGCACGAAGCAGGTCGCCGAGGCCGTCGGCGTGAGCGCCCAGCGCATCCTCCAGATGGCACGCGCTCGAGGCATCGAGCCGGCAGCGCGCATCGGGCAGGGCTACGCCTGGCACGCGGCCGACCTACCGCGATTCGAGCGCCGGCCGGCAGGCAGGCCGAGGAGTCACGCATGAGCCTGCGGATCGTTAGGCGTGACGGGGAGGGGCTGCGGATCACCTGTGGCACCGAAGAGATCTACATCGTGGTCGCCAAGACCACCGAGGCCAAGTGCGTGCTCGACTGCATCGGGCCTCGATCTATGAGAGTCGAGCGAATCGAGAATGGAGACCGTAATGATCACGGACAGACAGCGAGAGGCCCGCACGCGCGGCCTCGGATCAAGTGACATGGCAGCGATCTTCGGCGTGAGCCGATGGAAGACCCCGGTCGATGTGTGGGCCGAGAAGACCGGGCGAGTGGCGACGCAGCAGGACTACCCGAGCGAGGCGGCGAAGATCGGCTCGGCCGTCGAGCCCGCGCTCCTCGCGATGGCGAGTGAGCGGCTCGGGCGCAAGGTGTGCGCGCCGAGCAGCACCTTCGTGCGCGGCTTCCTGCGCGCGAATGTGGACGGGATGCTCGATCGCTTCGAGCGAGGGGCCGACATCGTGGAGGCCAAGTGCCACGGGCAGCCCGTCGGCTACGGGGCCGATGGCTCGTCGGCCGTGCCCGAGGCCGTCATGCTCCAGGTTCAGCACCAGATGCTTTGCGCCGACTCGCAGAAGGCGTATGTGGCGGTCCTCGACGGGCAGCGGCTCGGCTTCGCGCTCTACGAGGTGCCGCGCGACGAGGGCTACTGCCTCGAGATCGAGGCCAGGGCGACGGAATGGTGGGAGAAGCACATCCTCGCCGATGTGCAGCCCGAGGGCTCGTTCACGCTCGACACAGCGGCGCGCGTGCACCGGGCTCCAGACACCATGACGCACATCCCGAGCGAGATTGTCGAGCGTTACGCGCTCGCGCGAGAGGCGGCTACGGCTGCCGATCGTGACCTCGACGCGGCGAAAGCTGCGCTCCTGACCGCGCTCGGGCAGGCCGAGGTCGGCGTGGGCGGCGGGTGGCGCGTGAGCTACAAGCAGCGCACGCGCGCCGGCGTGGACACGAAGCGACTCCTCGCGGCGCATCCTGAACTCGGCGAGCAGTACCAGACCGTGAGCCAGTTCCGGGTGCTCGACGCTCGACCTGAAGGAGGCAAGGCGTGACGAAGCTCAAGACCGACACGCCCGCCAAGACCGTCCGAGCCGCGCTCGTGGCCGCCCAGCGCGACCTGCGGCAAGTGGGCAAGGGCAGCGAGAACAAGTTCCACGGCTACCGCTATGCGTCGGCCGAGGACATGATGGCCGCGTGCCGAGCGGCGCTGCACGCTCAGGGGCTCTCGGCCCGTCGCACGCGCTGGTCGATTGAGGGCGACGAGACGCACCGATGGCTCGTCTCCTCCTACGAGGTGGCCCACGAGGACGGCGATGTGGAGTCGTACCCGATGGCGACCAAGTGGCCCTTCGCCGAGGAGAAGGGTAGGCCGCTCGACAAGGCGCTCGCCGGCGCTCTGACCTCTTCTCTCGGCTACTGGCTGCGCGACCTCCTTCTCGTGCCTCGCGACGATGAGGAGATGGACAAGCGCGACACGCGAGAGCACGACCCCGAGGTCCTCGGCATCTCGAGGGCGGGCAAGTTGCGCGCAAGCGCGAAGGCCGCCGGCCTGACGATCGAGGCGCTCCGCGAGAAGTTGCGCGGTGTCGGCTTGACTTTGCCAGAGGATCCGGCACAATGGCCGACCTCGGCGACCTCACGGATCGCTGACGCGCTCAAGACGAGCGCGTGATTCGGTTCCCATTCTCGGCTGGGATGTGCGCGAGAGCGCACTCCCAGTCTTCAAAACCAAGCCCGCGCGGATGGGCCCGCCTCTACCCGAGGCATCCGCAACGCAGTAAGGGGCGGCGCTGTAGACCCCAGGAGACACACCACGGGCTCGCCTGTCGCACGGACGCGAGGCAGCCCGGCCGACACAGCACGGCCGGGTCGAGAAGCGAGCTTGTGGCCCTCTCGTCTGACCGACGAGGGGCCGTGCGCCTCGAGCGCATGGGGAGATGCCCGCTACCCGCGCCGACTGTCCCGGCCAAAAAGGTGAACGGGCACGCGAAAGCGACGGCGCGACGGCGACGAATAGTCCCAACGCACGCGCGGCTCGGCTCTACGGCTGGGTCGCGTGCTCGGGGCGCTCAGGCTCTGAATAGCAAGGGTGAGCAGTAGTAGAGAGCAGACGGTAGAGTGACCGATGAAGCGGGGACGGATCCCCGCGTACCTTCGAGAATGGAGACACCATGACAACCGAGACCGTGACCCTAGACCGAATCGTGCTCGACGCAGGCACCCAGATGCGCGAGCAAGTGAACGAGGCCGTGATCGCCGACTACATCGAGGCGCTCGACGCGCTCCCGCCGATCCGCGTGATGCGCGTCGGCAAGTCGCGCCTGGTGCTCGTCGATGGCTTCCATCGCTTCTACGCGCACAAGCGCGCCGGCCGTGACTCGATCGCCGTCGAGGTGATCGGGCAGGGCACGATCGAGGACGCGCAGTACGAGGCCGCGAGGAGCAATGCGAAGCACGGGCTGCGGCGCTCGAACGCCGACAAGCGCCTCGCCGTGCTCGCCGTGCTAGGCCTGAAGCCGCACCTCTCCGACCGCGAGATCGCGACCCATGTCGGCGTGAGTCACCCGCTCGTCGGGACTGTGCGCCGGGAGATCGCCGACGAGGTGCCCGAGCGCGACGGCGTGCCCGAGGAGATCGACGCGGACGATGCCGACGGCGACGATGCGACCTTCGACCCGTTCGGCGACCCTGCGCCGACCCGCCGTGATGAGCCCGAGGAGCCGATCGACGAGCCGACGATCGACGATCGGCAGCAGGCCGCGAAGGATCGGCTCGGCGTGCTCGTGAAGGGGCTCGACCGATGGAAGGCCGAGCTCGAGCGCGTGATGGCCGAGGAGGCCGGCGCGTGGATTCACGCGCAGTCGATCGAGGCGTACTTCCGCGATCTTCGGATCGCCGTCGATCGCGCCAAGCCGGCGGGGCTCTGTCCTCGCTGCAAGGGTGGGGGATGCCGTGAGTGCAAGGATCTTGGCTGGATCTCGCGCATGAAGGCGACGGTTCTCAAGCAACTCACGAAGGAGTGACGCATGGAACTCCGACCCTACCAGCGCGAGGCGATCGCGTCGGCGATGGCCGCATGGAAGCAGCACCGCTCGGTGTTGATGGTGATGGCGACCGGGCTCGGCAAGACCGTGACCTTCGCGAACATCGCGAAGGTGGCCGTGGAGCGGCAGCGCCGGGTGCTCGTCGTGGCGCACACCCAGGAACTCGTGAAGCAGGCGGCTCGCGCCCTCGAGCGCGTGATCGGCTGCGAGGTAGCGATCGAGATGGCCGAGGAGGCGAGCGACGAGGGCACGCTGCTCTCGAGGAAGCCGATGGTCGTGGTCGGCACGGTGCAGACGCTCGCGGCCAAGCGCGGCTCCGGGCTGCGGTGCCACAAGTTCCGGCCCGATGACTTCGGGCTCGTGATCTTCGACGAGGCGCACCACAGCGTCGCGGCATCGTGGCGCAAGGTCGCCGACTGGTTCGACCAGAGCGAGCGCACGAAGCGGCTCGGCGTGACGGCGACCCCTGATCGCTCGGACGGGGCCGCCCTGGGCGCGCTCTACGAGTCGTGCGTCTTCGACTACGGGATCCGCGACGGCGTGCTCGACGGTTGGCTCTGCCCCGTCAAGCAGTCGATCGTCTATGTGGACGAACTCGACCTATCGACGATCCGCACGACGGCGGGCGACCTGAACCAGGGCGACCTCGCGGCCGTGCTCGAGCGCGAGGCCGTGCTGCACGGCATGGTCTCGGCGACCGTCCAAGTCGCGAAGGGGAGGAGGACGCTCGCCTTCTGCGCGACCGTGGAGACGGCTCGCCATGCGGCCGAGATCCTGAACCGCCACGAGCCCGACTCGGCGGCGATGGTCTCGGGAGCGACCCCGGCCGACCAGCGGCGCGAGATCCTCGACTCGTTCAAGCAGGGCCGCTACCGCTACCTATGCAACTGCGCGGTGCTCACGGAGGGCTTCGACGATCCGGGCATCGAGGTGATCTCGATGATGCGGCCCACGAAGTCGCGCTCGCTCTACACGCAGATCGTCGGCCGTGGTACGAGAACGCTTCCAGGCGTGATCGACGGGCTCGACGATGCGGCGCAGCGCCGGCGGGCGATCGCCGGGAGCACGAAGCCGTCCATGCTCGTGCTCGACTTCTGCGGCAACGCAGGCCGCCACAAGCTCGTCCACGCGGGCGATGTGCTCGGCGGCGACGAGGAATCGACGATCGATCGTCTGCACGCGATCTCCGACTGGCAGAAGCAGGGCGAGAAGCGCGCCCGCGCCGGCGACATCGAGGAGCGCGATGTGATGGCCGAGATCGACAAGGCCGAGCGCGAGATCGTCGAGCGGCGCGAGGAGCAGAAGCGCAAGGCGCTCCGTGCGGTCGCCAAGTTCACGCTCGCCGAGGAAGACCCGTACGGCTACGGCTCGGGAGCGATCGCGACCCAGCGCAGCGCGGTGACGGTGGCCGACCCGCCTAGCCCGAAGCAAATCGGCTTCGCGGCCAAGTTGGGCATCAAGCACGCCGACCGCTACTCGCGTCGGCAACTGTGCGCGATCATCGACAAGACGCGAGTGCCCGACTGGCTTCGGCGGCGCGTCGGGCAGGACGGGATCGTGCTCGCCGGCGACGCGACGATGCGCGACCTGGCGACGGCGAAGCGACGGGCGGGGCTTCGATGATGCGTTCGGGTGCGACTGGCGGGGCACCCGTCGTAGCATCGGGTCCGGTGTCGTGCTCGGGGCGGTGGCGGGGGCAGTACCCGCCGCCGACCTCGGGCGGCACCGGAGGCGGGCTGTGGCAGGCATGAGCGACCGAGGCAGACTCAAGATCCGCGCAGCCGCCGAGCAGGAGGAGGCCCGATTCCACGCCGACCTCGAGCGGCTCGGCACCGAGCGCGTCGGCTCGATGATCGCCGGCCTCCGAGCGTCGATCGCGATCGAGCCCGACCCGCTGAAGCGAGGGATCCTGCGCGGGGCGTACCTTGCGAGCCTGCGCTATGTCTCGGAGTTCTGGGTGGCCGAAAGCACGGGAGGCGATCATGGACCGAGCGACGAGGCTTCGACTGGTGGCCGACCTTGACCAGCGCCGAGCCGAACTCCGGGACTACTGGGATTACCTGCTGACGCAGCCTAGAGGGGCCAAGATTCTCTCAAGGGTGAGCGACACGATCGACGATATGATCGCCGACGAGACACGGAGCGCCGAGGCCCGACTGACTGCGCTCCTGGCCGATTGTGGCCTGATAGCGTTCATGCTCCGAAGAAGGGACACGGATGAGTCCAGAACCGACACCCCAGACGGCGGTGGACAAGCCGGCAACGCGGAGCCCGAGAGTCGGTGACCTCGTGTATATCCGTGCGCGCATCCAAGCGCGCGTCATGGATGTGCATCGCGTCGAGTACCTCAACGAGCACCTAGAGCCGCACGAGTGCAAGGTCGAGTTGCCGACCTACTACATCGAGACGTGCGATCGGCAGGGCATGGTGACTCGCTCGAGCGACTTTCTCGCCGTGCGCGGCGACCACATGGTGACGCTCGACGAGATGAAGCGCGTCACAAGGGCCGAAACGTGAAGCGGACGGCGTGCGAGAAGGAACTGGATCGCCTCCGCGAGCAGTTGGCCGACCTCGACGCGAAACTACAGCAGGCGCAACGGCAGCGCGACCTTGCCGAGACGAGGGGGCACCGATGGGTGGACCATGCGATCAAGTGCGACGATGCGATCCTCTCGATGATCGAGCACGTCGAGAGCGAGATCAAGCTTGGACGGGGCAACGCGCTGCATCGCCGGGTGCTCGATCGGCTCTCCGAGCTCCACGAGGCATTCCCGACATGAGCGACGGCATCTACACCTTCTTCGTGCCGGGGAAGCCGATGACGGCGGGCTCCAAGCGCGCGTTCGCGCATCGCCATACGGGTCGCATCGTCGTGGTCGATGACTGCAAGGGCGGGAAGGCGTGGCGCAAGGCCGTCGCGTACTACGCCGGCACGGCGTGCAAGCACGCGCTCGTCGGGCCTCTGGTGCTCGAGGTCGAGTTCGTGCTTCCTCGGCCGCTCTCGCATCGGCGGAAGGACGGCTCGACGGCTCCCGGCGCTCCGATGTACCCGATCACAAAGCCCGACGCGACCAAGATGCTGCGAGCCGTCGAGGATGCTATGACGGGCATCGCGTGGCTCGACGATGCCCAGATCGTGCGGCAGTTCGTGACGAAGCGATACGCCGAGGGTGAACAGAAGCCCGGAGCCAAGGTGACGGTCTACTCGGAGTCGATGGCATGAGCGAGCCGAAGTTCAACGTGATCGAGCACTCGCGAAACATTCACCAGGTCGAGATCGACGCGGGAAGCGATCCAGCGACCTGGGAGCATTGGGTGCTGCTGGCGAGCGATCGGCACCACGACAACCCGAAAGCAGACTGGGATCTCGAGCGCAAGCACCTCGAGCAAGTCGCCAAGCGCGGCGGCTCGTGGATCGACGTAGGAGACGTGCTCGATCTCATGGGCGGCAAGTGGGATCCGAGGCACTCGAAGGGCGAGGTGCGCGAGGAGTACGCGATGGCACCGGACTACCTCGATGCCGTCGTGCGCGGGGCGGCCGAGTTCTACGCGCCGTACACGCGGCACCTAGTCGTGATGGGCCGAGGGAATCATGAACAGTCGATCCTCAAGCGCCACGAGACGGACTGCATCGAGCGCCTTTGCGCGCACATGAGCCAGTCAAGCGGACACCGAGCGCACGCCGGCGGCTACGGCGGCTTCGTGCGGTACAGCGTCAAGTTCCACGGCACCGAGTGCTCGGCGCTCACGGTTCGATACTTCCACGGATCGGGTGGCGGCGGCATGATGAGTCACGGGACTCTCGCAACGCGGCGCATGGCATCATGGACGGATGCCGACGTGATCGTGTGCGGGCACACGCACGACCATTGGGCGCTGCGGCTCCAGCGCGAGGAACTCTGCACCGTGAAGGGCCGATGGTGGATCCGTCTACGAGATCAATGGCACATCCGCACGCCGACCTACAAGCAGGAATGGAACGATGGCTACGGCGGTTGGCACGTCGAGACGGGCAAGCCACCCAAGCCCGTCGGCGCGACTTGGATGCGGCTATCGCTCGTGCAAGACGATGCGCCCGTGAAGATCACGGCAACGAAGGTGGACAAGCGGAAGCGGTGGCGGCTCACGGCGCAGTTCATGGAGGCGATGTGAGGCCGTTCGCGTCGTTCTGGGCGTTCTTGGGCGGGCTGCGCTATCGCTTCCGGTTCGTGCGATCGAGCGAGATCCCGTTCGATCGCTGGGCCGACTGCTCGCCGCCGACTGACCCGAAGCGCGAGATCCGGGTGCGTCAGGTGCTACGGGGCCGTGCTCGCCTCGAGACCGTGATCCACGAGGCGCTGCACGCGCAGACTTGGAGCCGATCCGAGGAGGATGTGCGACGATCGGCGCGCGAGCTCGCCGCGCTGCTCTGGAAACTCGGCTACCGTGAGGTGCAGCCATGATCGGCATTGTCCTGCTACTGCTGGCCGCGAACCTCGTTCTCCTTCTCGTAGCGGCGTACTGGAAGGGGCGGCTAGACGAACTGAATCGAGGCCGACGATGATGGAGATCGTCCTAGGCGCGCTCGTCGGCGGCATCATCACGGTGATCGTGTCGTGTGCGTTCATCGTGTTCGACCTCGAGGCCGACCGTGCGCGCAAGTGGTGGAGGCGCAAGCCATGAGCATCCCGAGCGAAGAGGCGGCGGCGATTGACGCGGCCCGCCGTTTCCTATTCGACCTCCTGAACCCGAAGGCCACGCCGCGCGTCCCGAAGGCCGTGCGCCAGCGCGCCTATCGTGTGGTGAAGCACTACCCGTACAGCGTGCCGCTCTTCGTGCAGCGCCAGGTCGCCGAAGGAGCAGCCCGTGCCAAGTAAGCCGCCGAGCATCGGCAAGAAGCACGGCGCTACGGCGTGGCGCGCCCAGAGCGAAGTCGTGCGCGAGCGCGAGCCGCTCTGCCGGATGTGCAAGGCGCTCGGCCGGCTGACCGAGGCGGTGTGCGTCGATCACAAGGTGCCGCTCTCCGAGGGCGGCTCGATGCACGACCCGGAGAACTTGCAGCCATTGTGCGCGGCGTGCCACCTGCGCAAGTCGGCAATCGAGGGGCGCGTGCGTATGGCCGACCGTGGGCGATGGCCGAGCGAGGGCACGATCCTGCTCGGCGCGCCGGGGTCGGGCAAGACCGCGATGGCGCGACTACGCGCGACAGATCGGGACTACGTCTGGGACCAGGACGCGGTGCTCGCATCGTTGAAGCCCGGAAGCGATCGAGGCAGCACGACCTACGACGTGCAGGCGCTCGGGCTCATGCGCCGGCTGCGGCGCAGCGTGCTCGAGTCGTGGCGCGAGGGGTGGATGCCGGGCCGGCTATGGTGGATCACGACGAGCCCAGACGAGGCGCGCGAGATCATGGAGGCGAATCCGACCATCGGGCTCGTCATCGTGCGCGCGAGCCTCGACGAGATTGCGCAGCGCATCGACGCGAGGTCGTGGCTCACGCCGGCGCAGCGCGCCGATCTCCTCGGCGCAGCGCGGAATCTGGTCGCGTCGATCGATGCGAGCGGGCTGCGAGAACGCGAGGCGCAGCGATGAGTCGCAAGTCGCGTGCAAACTTCGCAAGGGGTAGGGGGTTAGAAACTTTGGGCGTTGCTAGTGCGATA